ACCAGCTTCATATGATGGCATAATAGCAAATCTAGGATCTCCACCAAGAGATCCACGAGCTTGCATAAATCCACCCTCTTCAATATTTCCTGGATTGTGATTTCGCCAGTTTCTTGCGCCTTGGCGTCTTACAACACGACCATCAGCTAATCTTACAATATTATATCCAGGTCCAAAATCTATGACTTCAGTAATTACTGAAGCTGGATCGTCTGGAACTACTGTGCCGCTAGGTGCAGAAGAAGTAGATGGAGGTTCGCCAGAATCAATATCGCCCGGATTAAAATCTTGTCCTGTGGCGGAACCAGTTTCATCGCCAGAAACATCTGCAGCGGATCCACCAGTAGCTTCGGCCTGCCTTTGAGCATTATCACCAGTTACAGCAGCAGAGTTAGCAACGGCTGCAGCTAAAGCAGGATCAACTTCTCCTGGTCCATATCCAGGAACAATTTCTGTAGAAATCGGACCTTGATTTTGAAGTCCTCCAGTTGGACCGTTTGGATCTTGGCCAATTACGTTTGTAATTTGAGGAGCAACATCAAAACCTTCATCTCCATAGCGAACGTTGGGTACACCTTCAATGGGCCGATAAGATAAGTCACCTCTATCAATACCATCCCGAGCTAATTTAAGACGTGTATAATAGCCATCATTATTAAACGTATGAATTGATGAAACAATCAAATAGCGCCCTGAAAGCATTTCATCTCTGTCACCTTTTTCAGAGCCTGATCTTGGAATAACAATTCCAATTTGCCGACCAGGTAATAGTCTAGGATCACCATGAACTCTAATGATGTGTTCAATTTGACCAAGATTAGAAATAATAGCTCTACGTTTAGCTCCAACGTATGGCATATGCATATGAATATTTACTTCATCTCTATCAGACATAGCCTGTCTATTTATAGCATAAAACAATCCATGAATATCTGGCGAATTTGTGTAATCTACACCAGATACAGAAAAATCTGGATGCATAATAAGATCTTTATCCATTAGCTGAATATCATCTCTCATAGCATTAAAGTCTTGAAGCTGATATGACTTTGAAGTCCAATCTAAAATATGTGTGCGTGTTACATATGAACCATCACGGAAACCTTTATATGGAGAAAATCCAAGGTTAGAAGATATTTCTAAAATACGCAATCTTTGTTCTTCAAAGGATTCATTTGTCATAGCATTAGAACGTAAGAAATAAGACTGAGTATATGTATCTGCAAGCTCTGTAGTAATCATATTATTATATGAATTAAGAACCGAGTTTCCACCTATAAATGTTTCATAACAAAAGAATGGAGATCCATTTGGCCCAGCAGTTTTAGATAACATCTGCATAATCGCTTCAGAATAAGTTTGTTTTGTTGGAATATATGTCATAACACCAGTAGATGTTTGATCTCCAACAAGCAATTTAAAACTATTATTATCTGGCCTCAAAAAGTCTATATAGTCGACTAACGTTTTATCTAAATCATCTACTCCACATTCTTCATATAACCTTTTCAAAATATCAGAAGGAGGTCCTTTCATTACATGTTGAACGCGTCTCATTTTAGAAACGAGTCCAAATGCAGAAACACAACGAAGTGTATATGCTTGAATGTCTGGCTTTGGTCTTGCAAATAATGGAATATCAATTACATACCAATCAGATTGCATATCTTCTGCTTGGCCATTTCCATCAAGCTGCTTACGAAGAACTACCGAAAGCTTTTCATTACCAGTAATATTTAATTCTTCAAATAAATTAACACCATCAACAATTCTAAATTCTCCAATCATAGCTTGTTGGAAAATAGATTCAGTGACTTCAAATGTATCTACAAGTTGAGTAATATCTCTTTCTTCTCCTTCAGCGGAAAAGATTTTAATTTCCATGCGAAAAGCGCCTGGATTACCAATACCCGTAGAATTAGTAGGATGTAAACCTGATTGCTTCATTGATTAATTAACTTTTTATAAGCCCTTGCAAAATCTTCAATAAACCCACGCTTTAAAACTTTAATTTGTTGTTTTTCATCATTGAGCTTTTCTTCATATTCACGATGTGTTACTTCAAATATTTCTGTTTCACCTTTAGAAAATATTACTCTTGGAACTTCATTGCCATCAATATCTTCATAGTGGTGTGCTGCATTAATTTGATCTTCAACTGAAAAATCATATTGATCTGACCTTACTAAAATGTCACCACTGTTTAATCCAGTGATAGTATTGTCACCTTCAAAGCTACCAGTAGCATTTGTGATTTCTAATCTATTCATAAAAGTATCTATTTCAGAAATAATGGCGGTATTACCAGTAATATCTCCAGTAATAGTTTCTCCAATTTCAAATTTAGAAATTACTAAATGATTTTCTCCAGAATATCCTGAATTAAGATAAGATGTGATGTATGTTTTTGTATATTTTTCTAACATATAATCAATTAATTCGTTATATTCCATTGGCCATCCGTTAAGACCATTCCATAAATGATCGTTTATAACAAAAAGGGTCCAATAGTATTCTGGAGTGTCATAAAACATTTGTGAAATTTGATCTGGTCTCTCATTTTCTTGAATTTCATATAATGTATATGCAGATGCATCATCAATTTTAATATCTGCTTTCACATTACGAAAAATATCTACAATAAGAGTTCTTGAATTTGGATCGTCTTTAAAGTTATAAGATGTAATTGGAAAATTTTTAAAATAGTGAGACATTATAACAATCCTCTAATATCGTCTTGAGTAAGAACTCTTGTTTCTTGGAATGTTAATGAAATATCAACTTCTGTCGGAGCATCATCACGATGGTGAAGGTGACCAGAAGGATTAAATGAAGTTTGGAAGTTTGTTAAATAACTTTCATAAATTTTTGGATAATATGGATTTTCATCTGATAAGCCATTTTTAAATTTAATCTTCCATTTTGCTGGATAACTTAGCAAATAGCCTTGTCCTGCTGTGTCAGCATACATAAGTTCTCTAAAAAAGTTTTGAATCATTTTTATTGTGGCAGAATCGCTTTGGTTATCAGGAACCAGCTTAAAATTAAACACAAAAGAGCGAATATTCATATTCTGGAATGAAGTTGTCGTATTTGGATTTACTGCAATTGATTTTGACTTTTGGTAAATATCACCAACACGGTCAGCACCTGGAACCATGCCAGCGTTTTGAATCATCTTGCCAGCCATAATAGTTCTTAAATCAGCATTATTATTTGCTGCTGCAGTAGCACTATCTAAAACACCTCTCACTGCATCTGAATCTAATCCTCCTGAAATACCTGCAGCGATTTCTGCTCCCAGTGGACCCATATCAAATGTAGAATATCCAGCACCATCTGCAAATGAAACACCTGGTGGCATATAAAGTGCACAATGCCCAATAGATCCACCATCTTTATTATAAGCGGTAAATGTCACATAATTTGATCCGGTAGAATATAAATTACTTGGAAATACTAATGGTGTTGCCATTTAAGCCTCAATATAAATAGTTAAGAGTAGTTATGATTATTTATAAGGCAAATGGCGAAGACTTATAAGGGCAAATATAGAATTAAGAAACCAGAAAAGTATGCTGGAAATCCAAAGGATGTAACATATCGTTCTCTTTGGGAGAGGCAAGCTTTTAAGTGGTGTGAAGAAAGAGATGATGTTATTGCATGGTCTTCTGAAGAAACTGTAGTGCCTTATGTTTGTCCAACTGATAAAAGAGCTCATCGGTACTTTATTGACCTAAAAATAAAATTTAGAAATGGTCGTACAGTTTTGGTTGAAATCAAACCAAAGTCTCAAACAGTTCCTCCAAAGAAACCTTCAAGGCAAACAAAGAAGTATTTAAATGAAGTATTTACATTTGTAAAGAATGAAGCGAAATGGAAAGCCGCAAGTAAATACGCAAAAGATCGAGGATGGCATTTTGAAATCTGGACTGAAGACACTCTAAAACAATTGGGAATGAAACTTCTTACTGGCTAATATAAATAGTATTATAAACTTAAGAAGTATAAAATATGGCCGAATCATTTTTCACAGATCTAGCTGCAAAAGCATTTCGTGCAGGAGTAACACCTCGCACAGATGCTTCACGTCGTTGGTTCCAAGGCGAAGTAAGAAATATTAGAAATATCAATAGAAGAAAATTACTTAAAGATCCAGCGCTTGAGCCAAGAAATAGAGCTCGTGTTGGTTCAATGTATATGTACTTTTACAATCCAAAACATGAAGCAACATTACCATATTATGACTTATTTCCGCTTACAATAATGGTTCAACCAGTTCCTGGTGGATTTCATGGACTTAATCTTCATTATCTTCCACCGGCATTAAGAGCTAGATTATTTGACTCATTAGTAGATTTAACAAATAATAAAAAATATGATGAATCAACAAGATTTAAGCTAACATATGATTTATTAAAATCTGCAAGTAAAATGAGATATTTTAAACCATGCTATAAACATTATCTTTATTCTCAAATCGAGGGAAGAGTGGCTATGGTTGAAGCTCCAGCTTGGGAAATGGCTTTATTTTTACCAACAGAACAATTTAGAAAGTCTACAAAGACTGCAGTCTGGAAAGATTCCAGAGAAGCAATAAGAGGATAACACATGCCATTTGCAAATCCAGTTGACGATATGAAAGCAGTTGTTGGTAATCAGGGAGGATTTGCCCGTACCAATTTCTTTGCTGTGACGTTCAACGGCCCAGCTTCAATTAGTCCAGATCCGGTAATCATTAATGCTTTATGTGAATCAGCTCAGCTTCCTGGTAGATCTATTTCTACGTTTGAGCATGGTATGACCAGACACGCAATTAAAAGACCATATGGTTACATTAATGACGATGTTACATTAACTTTCTATGTTACAAATGATTTTTATATTAAGCAAATATGGGAAGCTTGGCTAAACACTGTAATTAATGATGTAAACGATAAAGTTGGATATAGAGATGATTACGCACAAGATATAGTAATCTCAGTTCTAAATCTAAATCATAATGAAATCCATCAAGTAACTTTAACAAAAGCTTATCCAATTACAATTAATGCAATTGAATTGAACAATGGATCTGAAAACGAAATTATGAGATTGA